CAAGATGGCGACCAACAAAAATTGGTCAAAACTACTGTAGTCAACACAGACAATGAAGCTGTTTCAACAACATCTGAAACGCTGCATGACCCGGATCTGTACGCTAAAAATCGTAAGGTCATGCGTACCCATGAACAAGAGTTGCGTACTATGCGATACAAGATTGAAGATGAAATCTTGGCTGAGCGAGATAGCGGAAATACTGATCATCAAGAGTAATTTTAAAGGAGAATAACAAATGGCAACAAATTATGAACTAGCAGCAACACCTATCTACCGTCAACCAGAAAATTCGACGATTGTAGTCATCAAGAAAGAAAACGGTCAACGATTCAGCTATGAGCAAGCAGGATTGTCGGGCGACCGCACTCATGAAAGTCAAGAGATGCTTATCCAAGCGGTTTTGGATGTTATTAAGGCGGAACTTGACCCAGCGAGCGCTATCGTTCAGACACAAGCGAAGTTGCAAGAAAATCAAGCTAAATTGGAACAGGCTGAGCAGAAAGTAGCTCAAACAGAAGCTAAACAGAATGATCTTGAAGCACTTGCGAATCGCATTAATAAAGTAGTGCGAGTGATGGCTCAAGATTCAATCATGGGTGAGAAAGTTTCTTACGGCACAACCTACAAAGAAATGGTTGAGTTATTCCCTCTTGCTGAATTCGGTAAAGTTTATGAGCCTGGTGCAATCTTTGCGGTTGAAGATCCTGGTCACGTTGAAATCAATGGAGAAGGTAAACGTATCTTGATTCAAACGAATCAGTCATTTACTTACCAAGGAGAAACACTTGCCCAACTTGAAGGGACACCTTACCAGAATGGTATTCTAGCACCTTGGAAATTTAATGCGCCGAAAGCACCAGATGAACCTACAACTGTCGCACCAGCAGCTGCAGTCTCTACGACAGCTACCGTAACGGAACCTTCTGCTACAACAGTTACACCTAACCAATAATGGAGGTGACTATGGACGTCTTACAATCAACAGAACATTTCTTCATGAACGTGCTACCAGTAGCCACACCAATCGTTGTCGCTTGGTTAGGCTATAAAATGCCGAAGAAATCAAAGGAACAGACAGACCAAATCATTTCAGAATTGAATGATGTTAAAGTTAAAATCAAAGATGTCCAAGAAACTGCATGCGACAGCAACGCCAAAATTGACGAAGTCCAAGAGAAGCTGAAGTTACACGACGAGGCGCACCTTGTTACGATGAGGATGCGTCTTGATCGTGACATTCGAAGGGCTATCCGTCGTGGATTTACCACAAAGGACGAGTTCTATGTAGTCGAAAATATGCACAAAAGCTATAAAGCTCTTGGAGGCAATGGCTACATTGACCACTTGTACAACAATTTTGAAGCATTGCAGATTAGGGACGACATCTTAGTTGAAGACGAGAAAGGAGCGCAGAATGGCTTATGTTCTTAATTCAACCAATCTCGAACAAGTGGACGGTGGATTTCTAGTCAAGCAAGGCGATGTGGCTTCCACATTTGCCTTTTCTTTGCTTGATGAAAATCATGAGCCTATTCCACATCTTGAAGGACAAGAGGCATCTATCACGTTGACGAGAACTTTGACGAAAGTCCAGGAGCAATTACGCAAGACAGCAGTCGTGACAAACGGCGCAGTTGCCTTTAATTTGGGCATGATTTTACCTGCTGGCCCATATCGAATCGAGGTAGCTGTGGGTGGATATACATTCCCAAGCGACGACTCGACTCAAATCCAAATCACAAAATCAGATAAGAATCTGGTCACAGAAGAAGTCCATGCTTTAAAGGAGCTGGATATTGCTGAAGAAATTAAAAAGCAGCTTGCAGGTAGGTCTGTAGGTAGTGACGGTACAGTGAGTCAGGAATTCCCTGACTTGCTCTTTTATTATAATTTAGGAAAGGTGTAGGAATATGGACACAACGAAATTAACAGCATTCGCACAGGCAGTTGGGGTTGACATCAAGGAATTGAAACAGCTGCTTAATGGCAAAGTTGACAATGCGACAGTCACACAACTGATTGAACAGGCTAAAACAGCAGTTAAAAATGACATTTTGGGCGAGGGTGTATCTGAGGACCTGAACACCCTTAAAGAAATCGCTGATAAAATCGCAAGCATGAGCGGAAGCACTGAAAGCGCAGTTGTTCAAAAGATTTCAGATTTAGGCACACGACTTGACTCTTTTGCCAATCTCGACCTGATCGCAACATATAATGCAGCGAAAGCGTGATTGCTATGAGCAATTTAGAGGAATTTGCTAAAGCAGTTGGCCGTGATGTGAAGCGATTCGAAACGGATTACACAAGCAAAGCAGAGCTTGAAGCGAAAGATTACATTGAGGGGAAAACAGAATACCAAATTTTGAAGTACCAAGTGGAATCTTTAGTAAAGCAAACGCAGACTTTACAGGAGCAGCTGGTTCTTATTAAACCTGCACCGAAAAGGGCGCCGATGGCTCATACGTTGGATAGATCAAGTGTTCCATGGACAATCTGGTTTGATAACGGATGTGGCTTACAACTGCCATCGTATGCAGAAACAGCTACAATCTATGGTTACGGTCAAAGTATTGATTTACAACATAAGGAATGGGATGCGTTCCCACTTGTCGGGAATATCATTTCATTGTCAAGAGGGACATTGACATTAGATAATGTAAAGAATACAGTAAACGCAATATATTGGGCAGAGGATACAACTGTCTTAAATCCTATCAAAAACAAAGATGATTACACCTGGATAACTGCCCGCTGTGGCGAAAAAGGCAGTAAGCATCAATGGGCGTGGGAACGTGAAGCAAACATTGTTCGAGTTATGTATCAATTGGGCATTTGGGACGCTAAAACCGTTGAAAGCTTAGGCGCAGTAAGGCGCTAGAAAGGAAAACATATGACACAACTAAATGAATTTATTATTGCTTTTGCGACAGGATTTTTAGCAGTAGCAACAGGCAGTATCGTGAAAGCAGTCAAAGATTACCTTTTGCGAAAAGGCGGAGAAAAAGCTGTAAAAATCGCTGAAATTCTTGCTAAGAACGCAGTTAACGCCGTGGAGCAGGTAGCAGCTGAAACAGGCTACAAAGGTGATGAAAAGCTGGAGCAAGCTCGTGATAAAGTTCGAGCTGAGCTTACAAAATACAACATCAGCATGACTGACAAGGACCTCGATACATTTGTTGAGTCGGCAGTCAAACAGATGAACGACGCTTGGAAAGGAGATGATGCTAATGTCTAAGAAACAAGATATGATTAACGATCTCATGGCTCACGCTGATGCAGGGACTGGGGTTGACTATGATAAGATGTACGGCTATCAATGTGCTGATGTGACGTGCTACGGAATCTACGAGTATTTCGGCACTCGTCTATGGGGTAACGCTATCGACTTGCTACGGTCCGCAGAATCGGCAGGCTTGCAAGTGGTCTATGGTGCTCAATATCCTAAGGCTGGTTGGTTCTTCGTTAAGAACTTCGTAGCAGGAGATGGAGTGAATTATGGCCATACTGGTCTTGTCTACGAGGACTCTGACGGCTCTACTATTAAGACAATCGAGCAGAACATCGATGGTAACTGGGACTATCTCGAAGTCGGTGGCCCTTGTCGATACAACGAGCGCTCTGTTGATTCGATTGTGGGGTATATCGTTCCGCCTGAAGAAGACGAATCAGGCTGGAAACATGATGAGACTGGCTGGTGGTGGCGTCGTAAAGACGGCTCATATCCAACTGCTAAATTTGAAGCAGTAGATGGGAACTGGTTCTATTTCAATGAAAACGGCTATATGTATGAGAGTCAATGGCTACATCATACAGACGGTAAGTGGTACTGGTTTGACAAGGACGGCTACATGGCCAATAGCGGCTGGAAGAAAGTCAATGGCAAATGGTACTACTTCAATGCAGACGGTGCTATGCAAACTGGATGGGTTAAATACTACGAGAAGTGGTATTATCTCAATTCAGAGAATGGCGACATGGTATCGAATACTTTCGTGCCATACAATGGCGGATACTACCTCATGCTTGAAGATGGTCGATTGGCTGACAAAGAAAGCTTTAAAATTGAGCCAGATGGCTTGATCACTACGAAATAATTTTAAAAAAATAAAACGAAAGGAAAACTTTCTAAAATGTATTTCTACCCCACAGGACTCGTTCTTGTGGGGATTTTTTCGTTAAAAAGAGCGAGAAATATTGACTTTTTTAAAGAAAGATGTCATAATTGAATTGGAAAAAACGTAAAAGTACCTCTTTCTCGTTATCCCGACTTCCAAAATGTCGTTAAACCGCTCGGAGATCCATGGTGACATGGACACATAGTAGTAAGCACGCTATGTGGCTTGGCAGAGCTAAAAACTGTTCCCTTGCGATAAGCCTAATAAGCACAACATAGGGAGTTAGAGAAGCGACTCTAATCATCCACTTTGGGCAGTAGTGAGAACTGCCCCGTGCTTTTTTATTTTGAGAAAATATGGAGTTTGTCGTTGGAATTACTTGATTGTGTTTTAGATTATCAAGAAAAGTTCGATGGAAAAACATGTCAAGTATCAACGAATTATAAGTATTTAGAGACTTTCGAAGTAGATTTTTGCTTGACTGATTTACATCACTTATTTGGCTTGCACAAAATCACACGAGATTATGCTAGTCAAACAATACCTGATATTCAAGCTGGTGTTTTTATTTTGGAAGAATATAAAAATAACCCCATGTATAATGATGTTATAGAAAGGATATCTTTGTATAGCTTTATAGGGGATATCTTCTACTCTAAGATAACAAGTTGTTGTATTGTAGCTAAGGATTTATCTAAAAATACTATGAAATTGGACGTCATATTTTTTGAAGATAGAAATAAAAGATCCGCAATTTTAGGTCTACGAAGAGATAAACGCGGAGTATTTAAACCGGTTACTCTACATTTTACAAGCGCTAAAAAATATGCTAAAGTTCGTAAAACAGATGTGAAAGCAATTAAGTGGTTATAAACACTCACCGCAGGCAATAGCTTGCGGTTTTTTTGTTTGCTCTGAAATACGCTTGATAATCGCTTGAAATTCCTGGAAAACATTTATAGATATAGGGTTAGGAGTGTTCTTTTTCGCTTGAATATCTTTATTTTGCTCTGAAATTGACTTGTCGAGATCAACAAATAGCTTTATAAAGCCCTTGGTTGCCAATTTTGTTGACGTTAACAAAATTGCTCTGAAAGTACTTTCTGAATTAAAAAAAGATTAAATTTCTTTGTGTTTTCTGTTGACATACGTCAACAAAAAGGTGTATAATTAAGACATAAAGATAAGGAAAGAGGAAATCAAAAATGAAAAAAGTAGCTTACGACAAATCAGGAATCATGAAAGAAGCTTGGGATATGTTCACACGTAACTATCAAATTTGTGACTTTGAATATGCAGACTTTTCTGGTCGTGAATACTTCGAATATGCTTCATTTGCTGACTGCTTGAAAGAAGCTTGGGCACATGAAAAAGAAGTGGTTGAACGTGTTAACCAAAAATTTGAAAACGCTGAAACATCTGAAGAAGTAAAGGCTTGGGATTGGGCTTGCAAAAAAATCGGTGTTGCATTTGAAATGGATGCTTATACAAAAATGACAAACGTTGAAAACATGGAAAAAGAAGCTTGGCCAGGAACTAGCGTATGGTCACTAGCTATGCGTGCAGTAAAACTTCATATGGAACTTTTCGGGCAAAAAGCCTAAAATTTTTTAACTTATTGTTGACAAAAGTCAACAATAGCGATATAATATAATCAAGATAAAGGAAGGGAGTTTAAAAGAACTCAAGGTAAAATAAAATGGCAACATATAAAGAGTATAAAGAAGCGTTGAGAAAGCAAAAAGAACAAACGCAAGCAATCCGAAACGAAGTTTTTTCAGATAAAGCAGAAATACTAGCGAAAGACCTTGTAAAAATTTCAAATGGAGACGTTTATAAAATTATTCAAAAATTCGGACGTAAATATGAAGAAAGTACAATCATTAAAATTGAAAAAGAAAACGTACAACATCATATCGATGAAGCTAAAAAAGTTAGAGAACTTGCTGAAATTATGGCAAGCGTGAAATAAAGAGGTAACTCAATGAAAATTGACACGAAGAAGGTAGAGATGGTCTTAATGGACGAGACCATCCCTGCCAATCTCTTTGAAAAAGAGTTAGGCATTTCACGTTCAGCAGTTACTAGACTGCGAAAAGGAGAACGTGAATTTAAAAATTTCACAATCGATACTGCTGAAAAAATTCAAAGATGGATTGACAAAAAATGAAGCTTGATTTGACAGGGAATAAATATGGTCGTCTGACCGTCCTTGGAGACGACGGAACAAGAACAAAAAGTGGCAAAGTGTTGTGGCATTGTCTTTGTGAGTGTGGCAATACAACCTATGTTCGTGCTGACCATTTTAGGAATGGCTCAATAACCTCGTGCGGTTGTTTAAATAACGAGAAAAAGCATGAACGCTTCAAGGATTTAACGAATACTGAAACGGATAATTTTAAAGTAATTGATAAAGCATACTCAAAAAATCAACGCGTCTACTGGAATTGCGTTTGCAAGCATTGCGGAAATCGCATCGAATTACAAAGCAATCAGATAGAGCGATATTCAAGTTGTGGTTGCAAGCGTAATCGCAGTACAAAAGAGCGAATGGCTGAGATATCTGATCCGAAATCACTAAGAACCAACAAGCCGACTGTTAAAAGCACAACAGGCGTTCGAGGGGTATATTACAACAAGCGTAAAAAGAGATACGTTGTATATATCAACGTTGATAAAAAATCAAAATATTTAGGCAGTAGCGTCTATCTGGAAGAAGCTGCTAAAATTCGCCGTGAAGCAGAAATCGAATATGGATATAAGCAGGAACCGTGACAATCATCACGGTTTTCTATTTTGCAAAAACGTGCATTTTGAACGATTAGAAATCAAAATCACCATCATATAGTTCAAAAAAGCGGTTTCTTGAAGAATAGAGAGGGTGGATGTAGAGTATTATTGTCAAAAACGGTGTTTTGTTAAAAATAATGATTTTTTCATAACTTTTTATCTTCTTTTACGAATAGATAAGTAAGGAGGAAGAAAATATGAACATTTTGAACATTAAACTTGCAAGCGTAGAGCAGACAGACTTAGGTTTTGAACATTGGATAGATGTGACTTACCAAGTGCCGATTTTGAAAAATAAGTACACGGTGAATATACTCCTTTTGTTAGATTTTGAAGTTGAAGATAAGGAACTATTGGATTATCTGGTAACAAGCTGGAAATATCGTGACATCGTAGGGCATTCAACTATGATGTACCAGATTGAAAAGGGCAAAAAAGGGGCATAATTCAAGTATATTTTAATACAGAATTGAGCCGTGATTTTAGCTAATTTTTGAAGAGACATGACCCAAAACAGACCCTAAGGTCGCTATGAGTTGATTTAACAATCTTTTCAACACTCCCACCGGCTCCATTGATAATTTACATTGTTTTGTAAATCTTTCTAAAACGTTGTTTTTACAACGTTTTTTATTTTTGTCTTTGCTATTCCTTGGTATTCTTTTGCGAAAAAGGATACAACAAAGGAGTCACAAATAGACCCTAAAACAGACCCTATTTTTAAAGAAGCGATAAAAAAAAGATACAACATTTGTTGCATCCTAGAAATAATTTTCTTCAACGGAAGACATGGGATTCGAACCCACGCACGCTGTTACACGCCTACCGCGTTTCCAACACGGCCTCTTAAGCCTCTTGAGTAATCTTCCAATACTTACTCAAATAGTCTACCATAAAGGTTCTTATCTTGCAATAAAAATTCTAGAAATAAGAAAAATGATAGAATTTGAAAGAAAATGATAAAAAATGCTTGACTATGAAATGAAGTATGATAGAATGAATAGTGTAAACGATAACAGGAGGTAATGCAGTGTTAAAAACAGAGCGGAAACAACTGATTTTAGAGGAGTTACATCAACATCATGTAGTTTCTCTAGAAAAATTAGTTGGTTTGCTAGAAACGTCAGAATCAACGGTTCGAAGAGACTTGGATGAGTTGGAAGCGGAAAACAAGCTTCGTCGCGTGCATGGTGGAGCAGAATTACCCCACTCCTTGCAGGAAGAAGAAACCATTCAAGAAAAATCTGTCAAAAACCTTCAAGAGAAGAAGTTGTTGGCTCAGAAAGCAGCCTCTCTCATTAAGGAACAAGATGTCATCTTTATCGATGCTGGAACAACTACAGCCTTTTTGATTCATGAATTGGTCAATAAGAATATTACTGTTGTGACAAATTCGATTCACCATGCCGCACAGTTGGTTGAAAAGCAAATTCCAACTGTCATGGTTGGAGGAAGTGTCAAGATGGCTACAGATGCTAGCATCGGTGGCGTTGCTCTTAACCAGATTAACCAATTGCACTTTGACCGTGCCTTTATCGGGATGAATGGTGTGGACGATGGCTATTATACGACTCCTGATATGGAGGAGGGAGCTGTGAAGCGTGCTATTTTGGAGAATGCCAAACAGACCTATGTCTTGGTCGATTCGTCAAAAATTGGACAAACTTGCTTTGCTAAGGTAGCACCACTCAAACGAGCTATTGTTATCACAAGTCAAGGGCATGAGCTCTTGCAAGCTATTAAGGAGAAAACGGAGGTAATAGAAGTATGA